AGCGCAAGCTGACTCCGTCAGAACGCAGGCTCAGTTGGAAATGCAAATGAAGAAAGATCAAGATGCCATGAAACTTGAGATCTTAAAACTCAGGGAAGACGCAAGGCAAGCCAATCAAAAGATCCAAACAGAGCTGTTTAAACGGGGTAGTTAATGGAAGAAAAAATCTTAAAGATCATTCTCAATCAATTGAAAGAGAGGGAACAATCCCTCGCATCGAGTCTAGGTGACGGCGTGGCTTCGGACTATGCCGCTTACCAAAACATGTGTGGACAGATCAAAGGTCTCTTGTTCGCACAATCCATAGCCAACGACCTTTTACGACAAATGGAGAAATTCAACGATGAGTGATCTTTTAATCAGTGACGGAGCGTCAACGACAACGATCCCCGACAACGCAGAAGACAAGGCAAAACAGTTGCCTGATCCTTCCACGTACCACATCCTTACAGTCCTGCCAGACATTGATGAGGAATACGAAGGCGGTTTATTAAAAGCCAGCCAAACCATGCATTATGAAGAGATCCTTTCACCGGTTCTTTTTGTGGTGAAGATGGGGCCTGACTGCTACAAGGACGAAAAGCGGTTCCCCAATGGGCCATCCTGCAAGGTTGGAGATTTTGTGGTTGTTAGACCTAACACAGGCACAAGATTGAAGATCCACGGGAAGGAGTTTCGCATCATAAATGATGACTCTGTTGAGGCTGTTGTGCAAGACCCCCGTGGTATAGCACGTGCGTAAGGAGTAAATCATGACTGAAAAAATTGAATTTGAATTCCCTGATGAAGTTGAAGAGAAACAGTCTAGGCTAGGAAGCAAAGTTGTGCAACCTGAGCCTGAAGATAGAGTCGAGGAGCCTGATGAACCCGAAATTGAGGTTGTGGATGACACACCTCCAGAGGATAGAAACAGGAAGCCTATGGCTACACCCCCTCAAGAACCCTCGGATGAGGAGCTAGAGAGCTACACAAAGAAGCAAAATAGCCAAAAAATCCGTGAATTTGCGAAGGGTTATCACGAAGAAAGAAGGGCTAAAGAAGCTGCGATTCGTGAGCGAGAAGAGGCTTTAAAGATCGCAAAAGCGGTCTATGAAGAGAATGAACGGCTTAAAAACACCGTAAATGTCTCTCAAACAGCCCTAATCGACCAAGCAAAGAAGGTTGTAAACAGTGAAATCGAGACCGCAGAAAGACTTTATAAGCAAGCTTATGAGTCCGGCGATGCCGATTTACTGCTAAAGGCACAAAAAGAATTAACTTTGGCGGCACTAAAGGCTGAAAAAGTTAACAATTTTAAGCCTGCCCCTTTACAGGAACCAAAAAACGTAGTACAAACTACTCACCCGCAGGTTCCTGAGATCGATTCCAAGGCCCAAGATTGGCAACGTAGCAACTCTTGGTTTGGAAAAGACGAAGAAATGACCAGCTTGGCCCTAGCGGTGCATACCAAGTTGGTTAATTCGGGCGTTGACCCGAAGAGTGACGAATACTATCAACGACTAGATACCCGAATTCGTCAAGTCTTCCCAGATAAGTTTGAGTCTGAGGAGACCGCTGATACGAAGCAGCGCCCAAAATCAAATGTTGTTGCTTCTGCGACCAGAAGTGTAGCCCCTAAAAAGATTACCCTTACTGCAACGGAAGTACAGATTGCCAAGCGTTTGCAAATTCCATTGGAAACATACGCTAGGGAAGTAGCTAAACTCAGGAGAAATCAAAATGGTTGAACAAACTCGTACCCGCCGTGATTCCGAATCACGTACTATTCATGAGCGTCCTAAAGCGTGGAGGCCGCCAGAGATGTTACCTATGCCAGACCCCCGTCCGGGTTGGGATCATAGATACATTCGTATTAGTATGATGGGGCAGAATGATCCCAAGAATATTTCTTCTAGGCTCCGTGAAGGATATGAACCCGTGAAAGCGGAAGAGTATCCCGAAATGATGGTGCATGCTAACCCTGATGGCCAATTCAAAGGCAATATTGAAATTGGCGGATTATTGTTATGCAGGATTCCAAGTGAGTTTGTGCAACAAGCGCAAGCCTACTATGAGAATCAAAACAAATCTCAAATGGATTCTGTTGACAATAACTTCATGAAAAACAGTGACCCCAGAATGCCTCTTTTCAAAGAGAGACAGAGCAAGGTGACGTTCGGTTCTGGTTTTTAAATTAACACAGGAGTCCTTAAATGGCTTATCCAATTGTCTCTGCCCCTTACGGGCTAAAGCCAATCAATTTGCTTGGCGGACAGGTGTTCTCGGGTTCTACCCGTTTACTTCCTATCCAATACAACTACGGTACAAACATCTTTTATGGTGATTTTGTTAACCTTAGCCGTGGTTTGGTCAACCGTTTAGCAGTCACCACTGGTGGCGGCGCATCCGGTATGGTTGGTATTTTCTTGGGCTGTACCTTCACGGATCCAGTTACCAAGCAAAAACGCTTCAGCCAATACTATCCTGCCAATACTTTGGCTGGTGATATTCAAGCCTATGTTACAGATGATCCTGATACTGTGTTCAAAGCAGCTATCGTGGCTTCTTCTGGTTCAACAACTGTTACTTCTGCTGCCGTTGCATTGATCGGTCAAAACCTTCAAGGTTCTGACTTGGCTGGTAACGTCAACACTGGCGACAGCTCTAACGGTTTGATCATCCCCGCAGCTACAACAAGCTCTGCTTATGTTGCTCGTGTGGTTGGTTTGGTTGGTGATACTGCCCAATCTTTGGGTTCTGTTGGTTATACCAGCATCAGTACAGCCACTGTTACCACTGCATCAGGTATTCCATTTGCTCTCCCCGTGGGAACAGATGTGGCATCTATTGCACCTAACGGTCAAATCATTCAGTCCGGTTCTTATGTGGCTACAGCAGCTTCCGCAGGCGCAACTACTGTTGTGTTGAACGCAGCTCCTATCACCGCATTTGCCGCTTCCTCAACCTTAGTGTTTACACAATACCCTGAAGTTCTCGTTAAATTGAACTTTGGTATTCATGAATACTATGACGCAACAGCTAGATAAGGAGTAACTTAAAATGGCTATTTCACGTGCACAACTACTTAAAGAGTTACTCCCCGGCCTAAACGCTTTGTTTGGTTTGGAATATGCTCGTTACGGCGAAGAACACAAAGAGATCTATGAAACAGAGACCTCTGAGCGTTCATTTGAAGAAGAGACCAAATTGTCTGGTTTCTCTGCTGCTCCAGTCAAGGCCGAGGGTTCTGCCATCGCCTATGACAACGCACAGGAAGCATGGACAACCCGTTACAACCACGAAACCATTGCGATGGGCTTTTCAATCACTGAAGAGGCTATCGAAGATAACTTGTATGACTCTTTGTCTGCACGTTATACAAAAGCTTTGGCCCGTGGTATGGCTTACACCAAGCAGGTTAAAGCTGCTGCCGTTTTGAATAACGGCTTCAACTCAGCCTACACTGGTGGTGACGGCGTTTCTTTGTTTAACTCTGCTCACCCATTGGTGAACGGCGGTACAAATGCCAACACTCCATCAACCCCCGCAGACTTGAACGAAACAGCATTGGAAAATGCAGTTATTCAAATCGCTGCATGGACTGATGAGCGTGGTCTTTTGATCGCTGCCAAGCCCAAGAAGTTGATTGTTCCCCCAGCATTGCAGTTCGTTGCAACTCGTTTGCTCGACACAAAACTGCGTGTTGGAACCAACAACAACGACATTAATGCTATCGAGAACAATGGTTCAATCCCCGAGGGTTACACCATTAACCACTTCTTGACAGCACCTAATGCTTGGTTCTTGATCACTGATGTACCTAACGGTATGAAGCACTTCGAGCGTACCCCCATGCAAAACAGCATGGACGGTGACTTCGACACAGGCAACGTCCGTTACAAAGCTCGTGAGCGTTATAGCTTCGGCTGGTCAGATCCTCTCGGAATCTACGGTACGTACTAAAAACAATGGGGGCCTAAAAAACCCCCATTTTTTGTTGACCATGTTTAAACTACATGGTATAAATGGACATCTGGGAATTTTCTCTTGTTGCCACTGGCCCAGCAGACGATGCAACGATTAACAAGAGGCTTTTGCATAAGGAATTATCATGGGACGCAGTACCTTCGAAGGGCCAATCATATCTGGCGACAATCGCTTTGGCCCTATCCGTGACATCGGATACACAGATTTAGTTCAAACAGCTTTCTTGGACTTCGCAGTTACAACACCTAACACAGCCAACTATGGCGGTGCATCAGGACAGTTTGTAGCATCAAACAACATTCCTAATAGCAATGCTGTTATATACACACCTCAATCTGGCGTGTTCAGTAACACTGGGCCTACCAAAGCATCAGCCCCCACTGCGGATACATCCGGCACGATTTATCGTGGCGTAGTGTTCTATTTGCCTTACAGCTCTAACATCACTGATGTGATCGTTGACGTAGGTACATTGCCCACAGATGGTAGCGTAACAGCTAACTCTATTCAACCTTACGTGTCAAACAACTTTGCGACAAGCACAGGTGTTTACGCTACGATGGCAGCCATCACTTCTGCGACTCGTGGAACTGCTACATATGTTGGTACACAGCTTCCATACGCTAGTGCCACATTGCAAGACTTCCAGAATCCTGTGGTTGGCTCACAGCCTTCATGGTTCTCTCAAGTTGTTGTGACTTTAAAGATTACCAATACAAGTTTGACAACTCCAACATCAGGTCAAATTGAAGTAACTTTGCGTTACAACCAACTTGACATGAACATTGGTAACTCTACAACTTACCCCTACGGTAACTTTGACTGATCTTCTGGGGGCTTCGGCCCCCATCTTTAAACTTTAAGGAGATTATTCATGGCTACTAATGTACCAGCAACGAATAATGGGGTAAATTCCATTACTCGCCAGTCTAAGACTGAGCCTTTTGATTTACAAGTAGCACGTGGTCAAGTGTTTGGTCACAGCGTTGTTAGTCTATTTGGCTATCAATCAGCAGTTGGAAATACGACAATTCCTGTATGGGAAGTGACATCTGTATATCCTGCATACTTATCAAGTGCAGCAACGTTTTATTTGTACAGTGCAAGTGCAAGTGATTCTGGCGCTATCATTTTGGTCAATGGTTTAGATGCAAACTTTAACCCAATCAGCGAATATGTAACCATAACTGGAGTTACAAATCCAACAGGATCAACTGTCAAATCATATTTGCGTATTCAAAACTTGTTTCTTTTTGCTCCTGCATCTGGCCAAAAAAATAATGTAGGAAAAATAACAGCTACTACATCAAATACATATGCTGGAATTACGACTGGGGCATCAGGTAATGCTTACGCATATATCAATGCCACAATAAGTAAATCACAGATGTCAGTATTTACTGTTCCTGCTGGTTATTCTTTCTACTTGGACATTGCTGAAGTCAATACTTCCAACACATATGCTGGTTCTGAATACCTGACATATAGCGTGCAAGCTACCAACAATATAACTGGAGTGCAATTAAATGTTCTCCAGCAACCTTTTGTTGCAATTTACACAATCAACAGATCAACAGTGCCATTTTTATACACTGAAAAAACAGATATTCAATGGCAGTTGACAACAAGCACATCGTCAACAATCGCCGCAGGAATAGTGATTGCGGGCAAGTTGATTAGAAATTCTTCTGACGTTGGAAGCACATAATGAGCACCCCCGCATGGCAACGCAAAGAAGGGAAGAATCCGAACGGTGGTTTAAACGCCAAAGGTCGGGCATCCGCAAGGAAGGAGGGGATGCATTTAAAAGCTCCCCAACCCGAGGGCGGATCAAGGAAGAAGTCCTTCTGTGCGAGGATGGAAGGAATGAAAAAGAAACTCACCTCTTCCAAAACTGCCAACGATCCAAACAGCAGGATTAACAAGTCTTTGAGGGTTTGGAAATGCGCTGATGGCTGTGCTGTGCGTGGCTTGACAAAAGGGAAGTATGTCTGATGGACTCAACGATGTGGAATGCAGTTCTCTCCTTACTTGTCGCTATCTTAGGCTGGGTATTGAGAGAGAAATCAGCAGAATTGCAACGCATAACTATTTTGCTAAACAAGACTCGGGAAGAGTTAGCAAAAGAATATGTGACAAAAATAGAAGTCCATGCCGATATAAACAGAGTTCTGGATCGGTTGGACAGGCTGGAAAGCAAGATTGATAGGCTAATGGAGAGCCAACATGCCATCAACTAGCAAGAAACAGCACAATTTCATGGCGGCGGTGGCCAACAACCCATCGTTTGCCAAGAAAGTAGGAGTCCCGCAAAGTGTGGGGCAGGAGTTCACTAAGGCGGACACAGGCCGCACATTTAAACAAGGTGGTAGTATGATGAAACAAGGCAAACCAATGATGGGTGCAGCAATGAGAGCACCCGCAAAAAGAGCACCCTCAGCCGCTATGGCTCCTGCAATGCCAGCAGGTATGGGAATGGGCATGAAGCATGGCGGTAAAACCCATGAAGATCACCATCATCACATGAAGATGGCTCATCATCACCTCAAAATGGCGATGAAAATGGGTGGTAAGACTATGGAAAAGGGAGAACCCCATTCCAAAGACATGGGCGAAAAGATGCTCAAACACGGCGGTAAAACTGCTAAGTTTGCTAAAGGTGGTTCTGTTCCCGGCCAATACGCATTGGGAGAGCCAATGTCTAAAGTTAAAGCCGGTGGCATTAAGAAACATGGCGAACATGCTATTCAAGAACGTGGGCACACCCGTGCATTGCAAGAAACAATGAAGGGCAATACCATTGGTAACGGCCCAATCATCAACGCTAAAAAGCGTGGCGGCAGAATCTGCTAAGGAGACATCATGAAACATCATCACGGACACATTCACCCCGCAGGCCATGAGCATCATCATGAGCATGAGATGCACCACGAACACCTCAGCAAGCACCATGCTGCTGGCGGTCACGTGCATCACTCAGAGCACTACAAAGAGCATGCAGCAGGTCACCCCCTGAATCATGACACAGTAGAGCATTTGCACGATCACCAGAAATACAAGCATGGTGGTAAAGTGCATCACAAACACCACAAGGGGTAAATCATGAGTGATTTTGGCAAAGCATTTAGAGCTGCCAGAAATGCTGGAGACAAAACCTTTACTTGGAATGGTAAAACTTATACCACCCAATTAAAAGATGAATCTGTAACTCCATCATCTAAGGCAACCAATCCACAGACAGCATCAGAAATGCTCAGCAAAATGCCCGCAGGAACATCTGCTGCTGCGGCACAAGCTTTGGGCGCTCTTGCTGCTAAGGAGCAAGCCGGACAAGCTAAGTCTTCAGCAGCAAATGCCGCAGGAGATATGGAAGATGACGGATTTGCCACAGCCACAAGAAACATGGGTTCACCAATGCCCCCTAAAGACGATGGTTTCTTGGGTAAAAACATGAGAGCATCTTTGGGTTCACAGTTCAAAAAGGGCGGTGTAACCAAGAAGTATGCTAAAGGTGGTCATGTTAAGTCCTCTGCCTCAAGTCGTGCTGATGGTATTGCCATGCGTGGTCACACGAAGGGTAGGATGCGCTAATGAGGCCCAGCCGTGGCATGGGTGACATCAACCCGTCAAAAATGCCGGGTAAAAAGGTGATACATCGTAAGGATCATCCAAACGATGTGTCGCTGTATAAGGACGGGGGTAAAGTCTGGGACACCCCCAATCCTGCCAAAAAGCACAAGAAACTTAGCCCAGCCAAAAAGGCAAAAGCTAAGTCAATGGCTAAGAAAGCAGGTAGACCTTATCCAAATTTGATTGATAATATGAGGGCATCACAATGAGCTTACTGTCACACCTTGAGGAACAAGCCGAGTATTTACTCAGCGAATTGAAAAGATTGGCCGCATCGCATAACAGCGCATACGGCGATCATGATGATCGTTTAAAGGCAATCATACAAACATTGGAAAATCATGTTGACGATAATGCACCCGCTGAGGATACTGCACCTGTTGTCGTTGATGTTCCTGCTGCTCCTGTTGCTGAAGCACCTGTGGAAGAAGTGACAGATGGAACTCCTGTTGAATCTGATCCTGCTCCTGCTGATCCTGTGGCTGATACACAAGTAACAGAGAAATAATATGGCAACGTCCGGCACCACCCTCTTTGACATGAACTTCACGGAGATCGCCGAGGAGGCGTGGGAACGTGCTGGCCGGGAAATGCGTAGTGGATATGACTTACGGACTGCCCGCAGGTCAATGAACCTACTCACCATAGAATGGCAAAACCGTGGCATAGATATGTGGACAATAGACTCCGGTACGATTACCTTCGTACAGGGTTTAAACACATATCCTTTGCCCACGGATACCATCGATCTTTTGGATCATGTTATACGTACAAATGCTAACCAGACTAGCAATCAGTCTGACCTAACGATTACTCGCATTAGTGTCAGTACGTATGCCACCATCCCCAATAAACTGACTCAAGCTAGGCCAATCCAAGTCTTGATTCAAAGAAATTCAGGCGAAACTGGGCCTGTATACGACAACACCAACACAGCTATTACAGTGGCTTCTGCGATAGGCGTGACAGATACAACCATTACCCTGACAAGCACAGTCAATCTGCCTGCTACGGGTTATGTTTTGATCGACAATGAAACCATCTATTACAACTATCTATCAGGGAATACCCTTGGTAATTGTTTTAGAGCACAGAACAATACCGTTGCGGCAACCCACCTTGTGGGCGCATCTGTCAATTTACAGCGTCTTCCAGCCATCACGGTTTGGCCTACGCCCGATGGAAGCACAACCTATACCTTTGCCTACTGGAGACTCAGAAGAGTCCAAGATTCAGGAACAGGAATTAACACCGCAGATATGAATTTTAGATTCTTACCTGTATTGGTGGCAGGTTTAGCCTACAATATTGCTACAAAAGTACCAGAATTGATGCCTCGTCTTGATATGCTGAAAAAACAGTATGACGAACAGTTTGATCTGGCGGCAGGAGAGGATAGGGAAAAAGCTGCTGTGCGGTTTGTACCTCGTCAGATGTTCATCGGCGGAGGTTCTGTGTAATGGGCAATCGGTTTTCATCTGGTAAGTATTCGATTGCCGAATGCGACAGATGCGGGCAGAGGTATAAGCTAAAAGAGTTGAAGTTTGAGGTCATTAAGACTAAACTTTACCAACTGAAAGTTTGTCCTGAATGCTGGGATCCTGATCAGCCTCAACTGCAATTGGGTATGTATCCTGTGGATGATCCTCAAGCAGTTAGACAGCCAAGGCCAGATTTGTCGTATTACACATCAGGTCAGAATGGATTGCTGGTTGATTCTGTCAATCCTAATGATTACACTCAACAAGGACAGGGTGTCCAATCGGGTGGATCAAGAGATACGCAGTGGGGATGGAACCCTGTTGGCGGAGCATCAGCAAACGATGTTGGGTTAACTCCTAACTATTTGGTGGCAATAACGGCGGTTGGTACAGTAACAATTACAGGGAGTTAAAAATGGCTAAACATGATGACATCGCAGAAGACAAGAAGCTGATCAAAAAGGCTTTCAGTATGCATGACAAACAATTGCATGAGAACAAAAAGACGAATCTCAGCAAGTTGAAAAAAGGTGGGCTTGCTGGTGTTTCTGGCGATTCCATGAAAGCTTATGGTAGAAACGTGGCTAGAGCCATGAACCAACGTGGCTCTTCAAGGGGTGGATAATGGCTAAACAAATACCCGCAATCAAGAAAGATAGCCCAGCTATCCATAAAGCCGCAGGGAAATTCAATGGAACCGCAGAAGAGTATGCGGCTCCTCATCACATGAACGATAAAAAGTTCAATGCTGGGGCTATTGAGAAAAACCCTGATCATCCAGACATTGGCTTGCCTGTCAAAATGCCAACTCGTCATAATTGGACACCTTTAAACGGAGGCGTTTCAATTGGCATCAATGATGAGATTAAATCTGACGGCATCAAAACCCGTGGTAATGGCGCAGCAGAGCGTGGCACTATAGCTAGAGGGCCTTTAGCATAATGTATTACAGCGATCTTGTCACAGCCGTAAACGACTACATTGAGAATAATTTTCCAACTGTAGATCTGAATCGCATGATTCAGCAGACGGAGCAACGCATCTATAACACGGTGCAGTTGCCAAGTTTGCGTAGAAATGTGACGGGATCGATGACCTCGCAAAATCAGTACATTTCTTTACCCAATGATTTTCTTTCGGCGTATTCTCTTGCTGTGATCAACAATGGGCAATACACCTATCTTTTGAACAAAGATGTGAACTTCATTAGGGAGGCTTATCCAACATCTGGATATTATGCAGCGCCTGTTCATTATGCAATCTTTGGCCCATCATCTTCAAATCAAAATGAATTAACTTTGATTGTTGGCCCGACTCCTGATCAATCATATGGAGTTGAGTTGCATTATTACTATTATCCAGTTTCGATTATTCAAGCTGCGATCAATGGTTTGTCAATTTCCAACGGTGGTTCAGGCTACACAAATGGAACTTATTACAACGTTAGTTTGCTTAATGGCACTGGTAATAGTGCTTCTGCCACTATTGTTGTTTCTGGTAATGTTGTTACATCAGTTACCTTGGTTGACGGTGGTTGTTATTATTCTGTGGGCGATGTCTTAACTGCAACGTTTGGTGGTGGTTTAAACTTCTCTTGTACAGTTACTGGCATCAATAATCAATATGGCGAAACATGGCTTGGTGATAACTTTGACTCTGCCTTGCTCAATGGCACATTGATGGAGGCCATCACTTACATCAAGGGTGGAGATGAGCAGGGATTGCTGATGAAGCTATATCAAGAAAGATATACTGCTTCTATGGCGCTTCTCAAGAATTTGGGCGATGGCAAACTCCGTATGGATGCATACAGGGATGGTCAAGTTAGGGTACCTGTTGCATGAGTATTATTCAAACACAAACAACCAGCTTCAAGACGGAGCTTTACGAAGGTATCCACAATCTTTTGTCGGATACCTTGTATATGGCTTTGTATACAGGTAATGCTAGTTTAAACAATACAACAACTGTTTACACTACAAGCAATGAAATAACAGGGACTGGATACACCGCAGGAGGTATTCAGGTAACAGGGGCAACAGTATCCAATGACGGGAACTACACGGCTTATGTTAATTTTAATAATGTCACTTGGCCTAATTCTAATCTCACAGCCAGATGTGCTTTGCTATACAACGTTAGTAAGTCCAACCGATCAATCTGCGTCATTGACTTTGGATCAAACAAGACAATGGCAAATTTTACCATTACAATGCCCGCAAATACATCAACAACAGCGTTAATTCGCAGTTCTAACTAGGAGTTATCATGACCAATGAACTTTCAAATTTTGGAGACAACGCAGTTGTGACACTCCAAGCAAATGCCAAAGTACCTGAAGGCATGGGTATTGAGGGATGGTACGAAGTAGTATGCCATGACAAAGATGGCAATCTAAAGTGGGAAGAAAAGTTTCCCAACTTGGTGGTTGCTGTTGGTAAGCAGTTGATGTTGGACACGCTTCTCAAGGGCAGCTCCTACACAGTGGTTGGACCTTACCTTGGTTTGATTTCCAACACATTCACTGCGTCTGCATCAGACACAATGGGTTCGCACACATGGACTGAGTTCACAGCTTATACAGTTGGCGGTTCTGCTGTTCGTGGTACGGCTGTGTTCGGATCATCCACATCGACTGGTTCTACTCCTTCAAACGTGACATCAAGTACCGCAACAGCGATTACTTACACGATCACAGGTTCAGGTGGTACAGTTTACGGATGTTTCTTGGTGACCGGAACAGGCGCTGTAAGCACTCAAGGTTCAACGGCAGGTATTCTGTATTCAGAAGGTTTGTTTGGTACAGCCAAAACCACAACTGCTGGCGACACCGTATCTGTAACTTACAGTACGACCGCCACATCTTGATAGATGTTTGGTTTATCCGCCTTTGCCCAATCCCCGTTCGCAGCAACGGGTAGTAATTCTTACGCTTTTTCGATTGCAGAGAATTCAGGGCTGGCGGATAGCAGTACGCAAGCGTATGCGTATGTAAATTCCATAACAGAAGCCTTTACCTCCAGCGACACCAATGCAGAAATTGATGTTTTCTACGACAGCATCGTAGAAGGGTTAACAAGCGCAGATACACAGACTGTAAGCGCAGGGTTCTTCTTTACTGATACAGAAGGCAGCACCATAGGGGACTCCGAGTCCATATTGGCGCAGTTTAGTGTTTCTGATACTGAAAATATAACTTCAGCAGAATCCGAAACCCTTTCAGCTCAGTACACGTTTACGGATACAGAAAACTCTGGCTTAGCGGACACTCCAACAATTTCTGCTCAGTTTAGCGTTTCTGACACAGAAGGATCAACGCTTGCAGATACTCCAAGTATTAAAGCTGGATTTGTGCTTACGGATACCGAAGGCGTAACATCTGGGGATACAGCGGCTATTGCTGCGGCATTTGCAACTAGTATTGCTGAAAACTTAAAACCTGCGGATGTTATTACTGCCGGGTTGATAGTTTTATTCACGATCACAGAAAATGCAGGGATAGCAAACACGCAAACAATCTCAGCCCAGTTTGCGCTATCTTTGATTGAAAACTCTGTGCTGGTGGATGTGCGTGCTACGCAGTCTGCTTACCTTGAAAGCATCATCGAAAACTTGGTAGCAGGAGATTCAAATATCACGGTTGGATGGTTCATAATCAATGACAACCAGACGCCAAACTGGCAAAATATCAATATTACCCAGACCCCCGGCTGGACACTGATTCAAGGATAAAAAATGGCTCTTCAAGTTGCTGATAGAGTACAAGTTGTAAGCTCGACATACACCACCAGTAGTTTTACGTTGGGGTCTGCTGTCACCGGGTTTCAAGGCTTTTCTGCTCTGACAAACGGAAACACAACTTATTACGCCGCTACAGATTCAAGTGGTAACTGGGAAGTTGGGTATGGCGCATATACATCTGCCACTCCAGCGCTGGCTCGCACAACCATCTTGGCTTCTAGTAATTCTGGGAGTGTTGTGACTTTTAGTGGTACGGTTAATGTGTTCATCACATACCCAGCAGAGAAAGTTGTTATTCAAGATGCCAACGGTATCGTGGCATGGACTAATCAAGCTCCCGGTTATACGAACACGGTAACGGCTGCGGGCACAACAACAATAACCGCTTCTGCAACGTACTACCAACACTTTAGCGGGACAACTACTCAGACACTTAAACTTCCTGATGAAAC